GGTAGATGGTGCGGATGCCCTCGCTGATGCACCTGGCGCGCAGCATCTGGCGCGGATAGGACTTCCACGTCGGGTTGCGGGTCAGACCGGCGCTGACGGCCATGTCGGTCGTCCACTCAATGCGAACCCTGCCGCCCTGCGGGTGGGTAAACGTGCCGACGACCTTGCGGTCGGTGTACTCGCCCCACTCGACGCGGCCACCAGCCTGCTGGAACCGCGCCAGCATAGCGTCAGCGCGCAGCGTGGGTCGGCCGTTGATGACGTGGTAATCGCGGGCGGCGATGGCGGGGTGCATTCCTTCGGCCTGCGCGATCAGCATCAAGGCCATCGCTTGGTCTGGCGTCTTGACGCCGAACAAGCCAGACTTGGCGACGGCCAGCGCCATACGCTCGACTTGGTCAACGGGGATCAGTGCGGTGCTCATACAGTGCTTTCCGGGGCGGCGAACCGCCCCTGTGGTGATCAGTCAGTCAGACCGGCGGGTTCGTCGGCGGGGACGGCTTCGGGCAGGCCCACGGTTTCCACCATGACGCCAGAGGCCATCAGCGAAATGATGTCGTCGTGCGTGGCGGGCGCGATCACGAATTGCGGCGTGACGTGACGCAGCACGTCGGCCACGGTGTAAGCCCGCACCAGTCGCTCGTTGCCCTCTGCGTCCATCACAGTCCACGCCTTCATCACGCGCGTGTAGGTGCGCTTCTTGTCGCTCATTGCTTTCCTTCCGCAAGACGCCGCAGCGCCTCGACTTTGCTGCCGACCTCTTTGAGGAAAGCCGAGATCCCGAACGCCAGGTCGGCGATAGCTTTTGGGTCGGCGGGGATGCGCTGGACGTACAGCTGCAGCGGCTCAGGCATACGCGGGTCATACGACACAAAGTCGCACCACTGGCGGCCGGTGATCCACATCTGGCCCTGCACCTGCGGCATGTGCTCTGCCGGCATACCGCCCAGCAGCGTCTCAATGTGGACCGCACTGTTGTACGGGCACTTGATCTCAATCAGGCCGTCCCAGTCCACCAGGCCGTCAGGGCTGCAGCCGGCGTACAGGACGTCGTGGGCGACAAAGCCCGTCTCCTCGACCTCAGTGCCTGTGCTCTGCTCGTAGGCGGCACGCGCTGCGGCTTCCTGCTCGGTGCCCCAGAGCATGGCGGCAGTGGTGAACTTCTGGACGGGCTGGCCGGTCAGGCGCTCGACGACCAGTTCGGTGAGGTAGTCGCGCTGGGCCTGTGCGGGCTGGCCGTTCTTCAGCGTGGCCATCGCGTCCTTGAACCGGGACGCGGTAACCTTGCCGCAGCGGGCGGCGTACCAGTCAGCATCGCGCTGGGTGGCGGTTTCTAAGATCATGCTGCGCCCCTTCAAAACCAAAGGTGTGAATCGTCGCACTGGGCGCGCTTGATCTCGTCCTCGTAGCGCTCCCAGGCCCGCGACGTGATGTCGCCGTCTTTGGCCCGCAGAAAGCGCACGCGCAACTCATACACTGCGGGCACGATGCGGTCGATGTGGCCGGCGAACACCAGGGCAATCAACTGATCGGCAGTGGCCTGCTGCAACTCAGCCGGCACGGCCTGCAGATCTACGGGCGTCTCGTCGGCGGTTGCCTCGTGGGCAAGCCAGTCGACGACGAACAGAGGCGTGCGGGCGATCTCGTCTTTCGCCTGCTCGAAATCGAGGTCGATGTCCTCGTAATCGCTGCGAGGGTCATGGGGGTGACCCGTGAACGGGCCGTAGTCCGGGTCGTAGAAGGCTTGGCTGATTCTCATCGTCTGCTCCTGTTTTGTTTGGGGACGAACGGATGTTGCCACGATGGCCCACGAAGGTCAACTACAATCGACGCAATAACCCACTATTCCACGCGGGCTTTGCGTGCCTCGGCAAGCATGGCATCATTGCGCCCCCGACAACGATGGGACAGACGATGGACAGGAAAACGAAAGCAATCATTGACGGACTGCCGCCTGCGCTGCGAAACCTTATGCTTACCCGCACCGTGGAAGAGGGCGAGTGTTTGATATGGACCGGGATGACGTGCGTGGCGTTCACTCGAGTGCCACGCTGCCATTACGACTACCTCGGCGCGCCGACGAAGGCGTCGCGCTCTCTGCGGCGCACGATCTCCGAGGCGATGGCGGGCAAGCCGCTGGGCAAGTTCGTGGCGTCCTGCATGTGCGGCACGCCGCTCTGCGTGCATCCCGCTCACCTCAGTGTGATGACTCGAAAAGCCGCGATGCAGCGGGCGTCGGCCGCAGGCAAGATCAAGGGTGCGGCCACGACTGCACGCAACCGTCTGAGCGGGCTGCGTCGGCGCAAACTCACTGACGATCAGATCCGGGAGATCTTGGCCCGCAGCGAGGAATCGCAGTCGCGCCTGGCGCTGGAGTTTGGCGTTTCCCGCGCGACGATTGGCAGCGTCCTGCACCGTAAACGGCGCGCGTCGGATGATATTTGGTCCGCTGTTTTTATGAGGCTGGCAGCATGACAGAACGAGGCAGACGCACCCTGCGCGAGCAGATGCTCGCGCACCAGAAATCCGAGGCGTTGTACGCAGCCCTGTCGGGAAAGCCGGTGCGGCAGATCGACATCCCGCCAGAGCCGAAAAAACGCGTCAAGCGCGAGCCGGCGCCGGCAGAACAGCGGGAGCCGTCAGAAGCCGAGATCCTGCGGGCGATCGTGCAGTTGCTGAAGCGCCACCCGAAAGTCGCCATGTCGTGGCGGCAAAACAGCGGCACGTTTCAGGAGCGCAACCGCGACGGGTCAGTGCGCTACATCCGGGCGAACACTGCGCGCGGGATGTCGGACATCATGGGCACGCTGAAAGACGGGCGCACGCTGGCCATCGAGGTCAAGTCGCGCACCGGACGCATGAGGCCTGGGCAGGAGGAGTTCCTGCAGACGATCCGGCAGGCCGGAGGCGTGGCTGGGGTTTGCCGTAGTGTCGAAGACGCGCAGAAACTGTTGGGGGACGCATGAAACTCGACTTCTCTGCGCTCGCGCAGCGCCTGCTCCTCGGCAGCGAAACCCTCGTCCCGCAGTGGCTCCCCGGCGGCAGGCGCAGAGGCCACGAATGGGTCTGCGGCGATCTCAGCGGCGGCGAGGGAACTTCGCTCAGTGTCAACCTCCTGTCGGGCCGGTGGGCCGACTTCGCAACCAGTGATCGGGGCGGGGATCTCATCAGCCTGTACGCGGCGATCCACGAACTCACGCCCGGTGAGGCGTACCGGGAGCTAGACGACGGCAGCACGGCCGAGCCGCCAGTGCGACCGACGAAACCGACGAAACTGGCCCGCACTGTGGTCACGCCCGTCCCCGAGGCGGCAGCGGACTGCGAGTGCGTCCACCCGGCCTATGGCGCACCGTCGGCCCGCTGGACGTACTTCGACGGCAACGGCGACGTGCTGGGCTACGTGGCCCGGTACGACCCGCCTGGGCAGCGCAAGCAGATCGTGCCGTGGACGTACGACGGCACCCAGTGGGGCATGGGCCAGTGGCCCGTCCCGAGGCCGCTGTACCGGCTGCAGGAACTCGAGGCCCGCAGTGCCGATCCGGTCCTGATCGTTGAGGGCGAGAAAGCCGCAGACGCGGCGGCGGGGTTCAGCGGACCGTACGTCGCGACGACATGGCCCGGCGGCGGGCAGGCCGTCAATCGCGCCGACTGGCGACCGCTGCACGGGCGCAAAATCCTCCTGTGGCCCGACGCCGACGACGCGGGCATCGCAACGATGCAGCGCTTGGCAGCGATGCTGGCGCCGCACTGCCCCGAGGTCAAGATTGTCGACCCGGCAGGGATGCCAAACGGCTGGGACGCTGCGGATTCTGGGTTCGCCAGCTGGCAGGACGCACGGGCCTGGATCGCGCCACGCACCAGCGTGTTTGCGCAGCAGCCGGAACCCGAGCCGCCGAAACCGGCGGGGCCGGAACCGCAGGAGCACTCCGAGGCGCAGGCCGCAGCAGATGAACGTGACCCGTCCCTACTGGAGGTCGGCGAGTGGCACAAGCGTTTTGCGTATGTCGTGCCCGACGACGGGTATTTCGACGTCCAGCAGTGCGTGGAATACACGCGCAACTCGTTCAACGCGCTGTATCGGCACGTCCGGTGCCACTCGATTCACGCCAGTGCATCAGGCGGAGCGCGCCGGGTCGAGGCGGCAACGTCATACGATGAAAACCGTGCCGCGATGCGTGGCCGGATGCTGCAGGGCATCACCTACGCACCTGGGCGCGCGGTCCTGTGCGAGCACGTCGGGCAGGTTTTCGGGAACAAATGGCGCAACGCTCGGCCCGACTGCGTGGGCGGCGATCCTGGCCCGTGGCTGGCGCACGTTGAGCGGCTGATCTCGGACCCTGCAGAGCGGCAGCACTTGTTGGACGCGATGGCGTACAAGGTCCAAAACCCTGGCGTCAAGATCAATCATGCGCTGCTCATCGGCGGCGTGCCTGGCGCGGGCAAGGACAGCATGATCGCGCCGCTCCTGTACGCAATCGGCGGCGAAAACAAAACCAACTGCACCAGCGTCGAGGCCGCAGAACTTCAGCAGGTCTGGGGCTATTTCCTCGAAAACGAGGTAATTATCTTCAATGAACTGCGGCAGAGCGAAGCCATCGACCGCCGCGCGCTGGAAAACCGGCTAAAGCCAATTCTTGCGGCGCCGCCGGAACTGCTGACTGTGCAGCGCAAGGGCCAGCATCCCATATCGGTCGTGAATCAATCGTTGGTCATAGGCATGACCAACTACCGGGACGCTATCGCGATCCCGTCAGAGGACCGTCGCTGGTGGGTGACGTGGACCGATGCGCCACGGATGCGCGAACAGGAGTCGCTTGCCCTGTGGGCCTATTTCAAGGCCGGTGGGCTGCAGGCCGGTGCGGCGTATCTGCGCCAGCGTGACGTGAGCCGGTTCAATCCGGCCGCAACACCGCCGTGGACCGATGCCAAAACGATCATGGTCGGCAGCGCGCGCACGGGCGCGGAATCGTGGCTGGTCGAGCGTATCGAGAAGAAGGCGCTGGAATTCCGGCACGGCTATGCGTGCGGCCCGTGGCAGGCCGTCGTGGACCGGCTGCAGGATCACGCGCCGCAGAATGTCCGGCTGAACGTGCCGGCGCTGCTGCACGCGCTATCTGAATGCGGGTGGGTTGACGTCGGTCTAGTGAAAACGAAACGGTATGGCACGCGTCGGCATATCTGGCTGTCGCCAGACTGGCGCGGCACGAAAACCGAGGCCCGGGATGCCGCAGAGACGGCGCACACTGCGACCGTGCACGCGTTTCGGCGCACCGCTGACGACTGAAAAAAAGCCCCCGGGAGCAAACTCAACCGAGGGCTGAACGGGCTTTCGCCCGAGGAGACAGACGACCGGCCCGCAGGCCGGCGGGCGCATTATATGTCCAGCAGCAGGGCCAGCAGCAGCGCGATCAGGATCGCGATCAGCGCGGCGATCACGGCTCAAACTCCAACGCAGCCGCAAGCGGCGCATCGCGCCAAGAGCCGCAGGCAGCGCGCACGGCGACATCCTCTGCTGCGTACCAGAGGCGCACCAAGGGCGGCGAAAAAATCAGCCCGTCGCGGCGCAATAGCGCGTGCCGGTACGCCACCTCGGGCGAGACACCGGCCCGCTCGAACACCGCAGCAGCAGCAGCGAGGCCGCGCGCCAGGTCTTCGGGCGGGCGTTTAAGATTTTTGAACGTTAGGGGCATGGGGCGGATCCTCAAAACAAAGCCGCTGGCGTGTCCGGCGGCGGCGGGCTATAACGCGGCGCAGGGCGCGCGCTAGGGGGCTGGCTGGGGTAGTCCAGCAGGCGCGCAGGAAACGGCCATACAGGCCGTTCTGCGGGCTTTGCGGGGGGCGTGGCGGGGGTCACAGGTCGAACGCCACCAGTGCGCCCAGGGCGAGGCCGAGCGCGACGGCGAACAGCGCATCGCGCAGGGTCAGGGGTACGTTTTCCATCGGTGTCTCCAGTGTGCTCTGGCATCGGCCGGCAGGGTCAATCATCGGTGCGGGGGCTTACGCCGCGCTGACGTCAGCGGCCGCATGGACCGAGGGCGCGAGCGTGCAAGATATCGTCAGCCATTGCTTCGTATTCCTCGCGGGCGGCGGCCTTTTCGTCGTCATCTAAATCGTCAATCGCGGGAAATTCCCCGGTGTCATACAGGCCGTCGTTATTCAGCGCGACCCAATCGGCAAGCTCGCGCAGACTCATGTGGGTGAAATCCATCGGTCTACTCCTTATTGGCTGATCAAACGATACATCGTGGTTGTCGTGTGGATGCTGTATCCACGGTTGTAATCCACATCCTTCACCAGATTGGTAATCTCGACAAGGCCCATATCGGCGAGTTTGCGCAACGCTGCGCGCTCACGATTGCCGAACGTGACCCGACCTCCAAGGGCGCCGCGTCCGCTACCCGATTCAATAGCAGCCATGCCGCCGTACATCTTGGCGCGCTCGACCAGCGCCCGCTGGGTCTTCGTCAGTGTCATCGGTCTACTCCAGGTTATCGGCGCTCACCGGCGCCGTGGTCACAGTATCAGCGGGCAGACTTACGCCACGCTGACGTCGGCTTCCAGCGTCGACCCGCACCAGCTGGTACGCAGCACGCGCCCGGCGGCTAGTATGGCCAGCAGCGCGCGCGCATCGGCGCAGGGGTGTTCGACGATCGACAGGGTGTCGTCACCGTCTACGATTCGCAGGATCAGGTATTCAGCGTCCATCGGTCTATCCTTTCAGTCGCGCAAACCGCGCGGGCTAACCCTGCACGCAGGGTTAAACCTCGAGGTCTTATCGGTCGACATGCGAGACAGTGACGAGCGGGCGAGCCTTCCAGTCAGCCCACAAATCACTGTTGCAGCTGCCGGCCGGCATCACGTCGCACGCGTCCAACGGTCCGCCCATCTGGATCACCAAATAAACGTCGTTACACCGATTCGTCGCGTCTGCGCATGCCGCAAACGCAGCATCACGCGATGCAACACCGGCCGTCCGGTGGTGGCGCGGGTGGTCGAAATACTGGCGCGCACCACCGATCACCGCCGGGCGCAGGGTCTTCGTCGTGTTCATCGTCATCACTCCTATCTGTTATCGGTGCTAACCACACCCGCAGGCCCCGCACGCGGGGCGAGCGGCTGAGGTCACTGCCAGTAATCGTGCCCCTCGAGCGGCATCGACTGCAGGTTTCTCGCGGCCTGCAGCGCATCGAAGTCCGCAGGGACACGGGACTGCAGGTAACCGGCAAAAGCATCCGCAACAATACCCCAGTGCGCCGCGACGGCTTCAACAGCATCGGCCACATTCAGGCGCTCACGGCGCACCAAGTAATCAGCCACTACATCAGCAGCGCGCTGGTTCACCATGCGCGCATGCTCCAATTGCTTCGGTGTCATCGTTGTATCTCCAAGTGCGGGGGCCGGAGCCCCCAGTGTCGTCACTTCCAATCGTCACGCGAAACCAGCCCGTAGGCCAAGCCGATTGCCAGCAGCTCGCGCTGCTGCGATGCGCGCATCGCGCTACGGCACAGAGCCGACAGTGCGCGCGCAGCATAGTCTGCGCCCAGGTGCGGCAGGTAGGCCAGCACACGGGACACTTCGCGCTGCTGGCTCTTGTTCAGGGTCGTCGGGGTCGTCGGGGTCGTCATGTCGTCTTCTCCAAGTGTCGCGCCCACTATCAGGCACGCGTGGGCATCATAGCACACAGAAACCCACGGGTGTCAACTATCGGCGTATCGGGGTCTAAGTGGGGGGCAAGATCGGGGGGCAGAGAAAAACGGAGTCTTCCCTCTAGGGGGGCTACGGGGGGCCATGGGTTCGACGATAGGTTTAGGACTGTACGTTTAGCAGGGGGAATGTCGGGGGCTATGCCCCCCACTGCCCCCCGACCCCCCGAGATCATGCTGGGGGCAGCGGGGGGCTACGCTCGCGCTAGTGGGGTGACCAGTCTACCGATAGCCCCCGATAGCCCCCGCCCGATGGGGGGCGGTGGGGGGCAGTGTCCGGAGTGCCGACCCCGATAGTTCGACCATGGCCCCCGATGGCCCCCCGATGGCGCGGGATCGAGCCCGGGGGCGCCCGGGGGCTACGCAATAGCCCCCGCCCAGGTGCGCAGGGATACGGTACGGGGTAGGGTATCGGGGGCCGGGGAACGGATACCCCTCGGGGTATGACCCCCCCCACCCCTAGCCCCGGTGGGGTCCGAGCGCCGGCCCGGCAATGGTACGGACCCCCCAGACAAATTTTTTCACCCACAAATTTTTTGAACGCTGCGTAAGTTGCCCCCAGACAAATTTTTTCTTTTTGCGCTGCATTACACTCGCGTTATGTTCCGCGACCTCCCCATCACTGCCAGAGAGCTAAAAGCCACGCCCGCGACGTTGGAGCGCATATACGACGGCGCGAAGCTGGGATTGCGCGGAGATTCGCTTGCGCTGGCTGCGGGTTTGTTGCCGGTGGAGTTGGCCCGGCTGAAGCTCATGGACCCGATTGCGGAGATCGCGGAGATGAAGGGCCGCGCCGACAGCGAGATGACGATGTCGCGCACGCTGTACGAGGCGGCTGAGGCTGGGGATTCGAAGGCGGCGCTGGAGTTTCTGCGGCACAGGCACGATTGGGTAGCGAAGCAGCAGGTGCAGGTAGACGTCGCGCAGTCGATCAGTATCACTGCGGCTCTGGAGCAGGCGCAGCGGCGGGTTGAGAAGATTGCTGCGGAGGACGCGGTGATTGTGAAGCGCGCTCCGCTGGCGCGGCCGCAGGCTCTGGGGGCTGAGGTTTGAAATTGTCCGTCGTGCCAATTGAGTTGGAGCAGGCCAACGAGGCGATTGCGGCGTGGCACCGGCATCATCAGCCGTGCGTGGGGCACAGGTTCAGTCTCGGCGTAGTAGATCAGGACGGTGTGCTGCACGCTGCGGCAGTAATTGGCAGGCCCGTGGCTAGACTGGCGGGGCACCCGTCAAAGGTGCTGGAGGTCTCGCGCCTAGTGTCTGATGGCACGCGGAACTGTTGCTCAATGCTGTATTCCGCTGCCGCGAGGGCTGGCAGAGAAATGGGATTTGAGCGGATTCAGACGTATATACTGGCAGACGAGGAAACTGGCGTAAGTTTGCGCGCCTCGGGCTGGCAATGCGAAGGCGTGGCTGGCGGCGGGCAGTGGAAACACACTGATGGGAAAGCGCGGCGCACGGATCAGCCCACGGGAAAAAAGATGCGCTGGGCAAAGGCATTGAACGCCACGCGCCCGATGCTGCAGGTTGTGCCGTCGGTAAGTGACGCCACGGCCGATCTGTTTGCTGAAACAAATATCTGCGCAACGGATATGAGCCAATACGCGCCGATATGAGCCGCTGACGATATAAATGCAGACCATAAAGGAATGAGAAATGAAATCGCACGCAAGAAGCGATGATCTCCAGTGCTGCTGGAGATCGTGGGAAGTTGTAGACAATACAGTTTTGAGGCTAAATCTGCCGAAGTACAACAGTCCAGACATGGGTGGCACGATACGAATTGCTAAAGTACTGATGCCTGATGTTTGTGAAATTAGGGTGTATTGCGCGTCAGTGTTAGACATTTGGTACATAAAAGAAAACGAAGAGTGGAAGGCTTACCAGCCGTAATATTGACATGCAGACCACGAAATACACTCCGCAGGAAGAACAGGCGCTGATGAGTCGCCTGTGGAGCGCAAAGCTCCGCGACGACCCCGAAGCGTTTGTGATGTTCGTGTTCCCCTGGGGCGAAAAGGGTACGCCGCTGGAAAAGCGCAGCGGCCCGCGAAAGTGGCAGCGGGAGATTCTGCGGAAGATACGGGGTCACATCAAAGAAAACGGCGACCGCGATATGTACGAGGTATTCCGCCTGGCGGTGGCCTCGGGGCGGGGGATCGGAAAGTCGGCGCTGGTAAGTTGGCTAGTGCTCTGGATGCTGTCGACGCGGATCGGCGCCAGCGTAATCGTTTCGGCGAACAGTGAGAACCAGTTGCGCAGCGTGACCTGGGCCGAGATTACGAAGTGGCTGGCGATGCTGATGAACTTGCAC